TCTGGTTATCTTAATAAACAATAACCATGCATCATCTTCTTTTGCATCATTCTCTACTTGGTCTATCCAACTATCAAGAAGCTTTATTCTATGATTGTGTCCCAACAAGTGAAATGGAAAATTTGCATAGTTCTTACACTCAGCTAAGAAATTTGGATAATGTAATGGTGGCACAATATCTCCACGCATCAATTTTATCTGCTCTTCAGAAAGATAAGCTTTTCTATATTCATTTTTTCCACCAACATAAGCACCAGAGTTCGGCACTCTAATAAACGACTGTTGATATAATTCAGAAAGAAACAAAACTACTTCTCGCTCCCATGTCTTGCCTTTTGTTTTTGATTTATTCAATCAACGAATCCTTCACCTTTTAAAAAATGAGTAAACCGATGTGAAATAATTGTAACAAATAATCTCAATATATTATCTTCAGTATATTCACCTGCATCACATTTATATATCCACATACATTAATCTCCAAACGGATAAACATCTTCTCCAGCCCATTCTCCTTGTTCTTCATCTTTATTATAAACTGGAGCGCCGCAAAATGGACAAAACTTAGGTATCATATCTTCTTCACATTCCATACAAAATGTATGACCACATTCTTCACAAGCAAATCGTTTCTCTACTTCATCCATATTAATTCTCCGATTGTAAGTCTACAATTTCACACTTATCACCAGTACAAGCATATTCTTGAGAACTTCTCGTGTGATCTTCTTGTTCATATTTAGATAGTTCTATCCAATCAATTTCTTTAGGCATACTCTTTACCATCTCTTTATATTCTGACTCAGAAACTTCTTGATAAGGAGCTTGTTGATATGAATGATCTGAGTAAGGAAGAAAAGAAATACCAGAAACACAATCAAAATTCTTAAATGTCCATGCCCCTACTTCAATCCATTCATCTTCTTTAACAGTAATTGTAACTGATGGTTTATGTTCACACCAATGTTCCTGATACAATTTCCAGAACTCTAATTGTTCAATAGCTGTCTTATCATTTCTACAAATTGCCCACTTGGCTGTTTTAATTGGAAATGAAAATACCCATGTATGTTCTGGTTTGGTTACATCAGATTCATGTGGAATACCTTTCTCAACCATAAACTGACAAAGAGGATCCTTCTTATCACCTCGTACAGTTCTAATATAAAATGGTGAATGTCTTGTATGAATACCAGAAGCTGCATCTACCAACTGTGAAACTGTACCAGATGGTTTAACACAAGTAATGGCTGCTGATGGATTAATACCAAGTTGCTTTGCATGAAACTTATTAGTAGCAACTGCAAGTTCTTTTAATTCATTTAATAACTTTGGTAATCCTTTCTCGTTTGTTCCATAATGAATACCATTAGTATATGCATTATCCATAATACCAGTTAATGACACACCAAGTAAAGCTTCTTCATCACAATTCTTTTTCCACTCTTTAGATAAGTAACGAAAGTTTGTTAGTGTTGCCTGCCATGTTCCAAGTATAGCTGCAAGTCGTACTTTGTTTCTAAGAGATTCTGGTTTATCATCTGGTCTAATAACCACCTCAGTCAAATTACAAAACTCTGCATCTCTTAATATAATCTCTGAGCAAGGATTAGTACCAAAACTATAATTAGGATCTCTGCGATCACCAAGTTTCTCGACTTGTTTTTTTGCAGCCATTCTATTAAAGATTCCACGTTCCCCCGATTTGGATTCTATCAACGACATCCATTCCTTTAAAAATATATTTACATCTGGTTTTTCTGTATAGACAACAGAATTATTCGACAAAGCTCTTTGTGTTTCATTCAACCACCATTGTCCAGACTTAGCTTTTCTCATTCGTTCATCTGTAAGATTAGAAAGAGAAATCAAAGCAGACCTACGAACACCACCAACCACAACTATCTCTGCAATCTTACACATCAAATCGTGACACTCAATAGAAGATAATTTTCTACCTCTTGCACCTTTGAATGTTTCTATCGTAAAACGAAAAAGATTATCCAATGGAGTAGGACCTGATGCTCTACCACCAAAAGTTTTTAATCGGTCACCGGCTTTACGACTCTTTGACATATCCCACTTGGGAATCTGTCCACAATATAACATTGATATTAATTCTTTATATGCCTTTGCCCAACCAATCTTAGAATCTGAAACATGGATAGTCGTATCTGTGTCAAACATATCATCAGATACCAATGGACGTTTTTCAACTTCTCTCCTCTCAACAGAAAAACCAACACCAGTTCCACACATCAAAATAAACAAACACTCATCAAAAGCTCGTTTAGCATTAACTGCAAGATAAGCACAATTGTATCCTGCAACATTATCTCTATGTAATGCATCACCAGCAGTCATCAATGCTCTCATGGAAGGCATGATCTCTAAATTCAATACAGCCCTTTCTAATTCCTTTCTTTCTTTTTTAACAGATGGTTTACCTTTTAAATGTTCTTCAAAAAAATCAAAGTATCTCTTTACTGTTTCTTCCCATGATTCTCTGCGTGATTTGTCCTCTTGCCATCTAGCATATCTGCTTTGATGTATGAACTGTTGATAGGTTGTCGGTAACATTTATTTTAATTTCTCCTCTAATTCTTTCCACTCTCGTTTACCCATTCCAAAATCCACATCTTCTGCGTTTTTAAGTTTAGTTAAGTAGCTTGTAATTGATTGACAAAACCCAGATGAATGTTGTTCAAGAGGAAAATGTTCAAAGATATACTGTAACACATCCTTTTCCATTCTACTGAGTGATATACTATTTAGACTGTAATCTTCAAAGGCTTCTGCAGCTAATGGAACATGAGGTTTCACTAATTCATACATCACCTTTGCATAATCTTGTATCTCTTGTTGTGCATGGTCATCCATTCTTAGATGACAAAAATGAAAAAAGTTGTGCAAGTCCATCTTCCAGTAACATTCTGTATAGTTTGAAACTGGTAAAACGATACGAGCCAACTCTCTTGCTAAACCACCATGAGATACTGAACCAAAACCAATCAGATTCTTATAAGCAACTTGACATTTATAAGTAATCTCATTGATGGTTTGTTTATATTTAGATTTCCAAGTATCGGACATCTCACCATCTCTGCCCTGATTATTAAATTTAGATTGTGGTTGCATATACTCCTCACTTGGTTCATAACAATCATCTGACATTATAGAGTATCTACCTGAATACTCATTGAGGGATGCTGTTCTATGTCGCACCAATTGTCTCATCACAAATATAGGAAGCTTAAGATGGAATTTAACTTCTACCATCTCAAGAGGTGAGGTATGTTTGTGTCTAACTAAATAACGAATTAAATTCCTATTGTCTGATACGGATCGTGTACCCTTTCCATATGATACACGAGCCCCATCAGCAATTGAATTGTCATCACCCATTACATCAATCAGTCTTACAAAACCACGTTCATGTACTCTTCGTTCTTTAATCTTATTCATGTATTTTTGGCCTCCCAAGAAATGTATTCTCCTCAGATAAAGCCCTTGCAAGTTTTGTAAAATCTCTTGCAAATTGCTGGAAGGCTGGATCACTATCTTGATGTTGAGTTTGAGATTTAATTCTCTCACCATCAATATCCATCACCAAATCTAACACCTTAACTCCTGGTGTTACATGATGTTTTCTTATTTCAAATTTAAGTTGTTGTATTCCTGTATCCATTGTCATCATCTCCAAAAAGTACGATTCTCATATCTTCAAAAGCTTTTTTCTTTGCGTCTGCTTCACTACGATTCCACGATAGTTGTTTTGAATCTTTTTCTTTTTCTCCATAATGGTTAATCATATCAGTTAAGTAATATTTAGTTTGTTCTTCCGTTAAAAGCATCTTATCCTCCTAACATTTTTTCCATTGAGAAAGTTGAAAATCTGCTTGCAAGCCCGAGAATGTATTATCATCTATTATCTTTACAATGTCATCTGTGGTTTTACCACCAATAATCATCTCATTAATGTCTTTTTCATTCACACTATCAGGCCATATACAAACACTATAACCATTCGTAATTACTTTTTTTAGTGCATCTGCTATTTGGACATTTCTCCTTTCATTATCCAACACAATAATATTGCCTAACTTAACTCCCTTGAAGTTTAATCCTGCTGTAGCTAAACAGTTTGGTAGGAACAAACTATCCAAAGGTCCTTCTACGCAATATACTTTTTTCATATAATTAACTCGTTCTTCACCATAGATTAAATTCTCTACACCCTCCATTTTAATTGTTATGTACTTAGCTTGTTCTTTGGGATTAAATGATCTTCCCTGATAACCAATAATATTATGCTTACGATCAAGAAACGGTATAACCAATCGTGGTGCATCATGTTCTAATGATAATGAACTAAACTTATTTGGTAAAATTGTATTAGTCCACTTCTTAAATTCTTTACAGAGATATAGGTTTCTAAAATACCCTTCTGGAATTAATCTGTTTTTAAGATAACTTCTTGCTGGATGATCTGTGGTGAGAGCTGATATAGAATCCATGCCGTGCAAAACATTATTGAACTCAGGAACAAAATTAAACTCTGGGATAGATTGTGGTACATCTTTCTTCCTCCATGCGTCCTCTTTGTACTGCTCTGTAATGTAATCTTTATGTAAAGCTGGACTAATCTTTTCTAGGAACTTATTAAAACTAGTGCCGTAATTACAATTATGACACTTGTAAAAGTATTTATTCCTCTTTTCATAAACGAATCCACGACACTTGGTGCTACTCTTTTTAGAATCTCCACATATAGGACAACGGAAATTCCAAAGATTTGTAGTCTTTTGTTTAAATCTTTCTAAAACTGACGAACATAAATTAATATACTTTACATCAATATAACTACTACTCATTCAAAACTCCTTATAATGTAGGTGATTCTCTATAAATCCATCCGTATTTTGTATCCAACACATCTTTCCAATCTACTGATTCTTGTTTAACATATCCTTCTTGTGGTAATTTCTTATTAAGAAAAAGTTCTACCATGGCCAACAAACCAACAGCGGTTGTCAATTCAATTGCAGTAAAAGTTCTGCCGTGTACCATATCAGGATAAAAAGTTTTCGTATAAATCTTTCCTGTTTTACCAACAAAATTATTAAAACCATCAATCTCTATGAAAATAATCACACAATCTTTTGTTGTCTGTGTTACATGGTTACGAAATATGTCAACCAACATATCATTTGGTAAATCTAAATCATTAAAAAGAAAATCAATATAATCAAGATGCCCAATTCGTCTAATCGTTTTATAGTTTGCATAGATGCAACTCTTACCTTGTTCTGCTATTGTCTTTGCAAAT